TAGAGTAATATCTAAAATTTATGGAGTTGATACGAACGGACAAATAAAACCAACGAACTCAAATATCAGAATATTATATTATGGCGGTTTAAAAGATACGGCTTTTCAATGGTCTCATATTGCAAGTAGTGGAACTACATTAAGGACTAACTATGCTTATGCCGGGCATTTAGACGATGTTGATTCGCCTACTTTTGATTTATCATTTGGAGTTCCGCGTGAGGTAAATTATAATCCTACGAGGTATACAGCTAACAACCTATACAATAAATATTGGAGGGATTACATTGAACAGATTGCGGACAAAGATTCTAAACTATTTGTAGGCTACTTTTACCTGAATGAGTTTGACGTTCAAAGTTTAGATTTCAGGGATTCATTCTTTTTTGAAAACGAAGTATGGAGACTGAATAAGATTATTGATTACGATAGAATAAACAACCAAACTACTAAATGCGAGTTTATTAAACTTAAAACCTTACCACCTTACGAAGATGATAATGGGATTGATATTAACGGAGGTTATGAAGAAATTGATAGCATTAATATTGCACCAACTTCAAGAATAGCAACTACTTACAATAACAACCAAGTGGCAGACGGAGCGTTGGTAAGTGGGTTCAATAACTTAGTAAGTTCGGGCAAAGGCGTAATTGTAACAGGAAACGATAACATAGTCGGCGATGGTAGTTCGAATATATCAATAACAAGCTCAACTGGTGTAACTGTATTGGCAGGGATTTCAAATGTAAGTGTAACCAATAGTAGTGGTATTACAATAAGCGAATCTAATGTAACTTATAACAATGGAATTAAAACGCTAAACAATGTAAGTTATAAAAAGTACATTGCTTTATTAAGTCAAACAGGAACGAACGCACCAACGATTACAGAATTAGAAACAACAATGAGTTCAGGAATAACAACAAGTTATGATTCGGTTGGAATTTACAAGCTAATATCAAATGGTGAGTTTACAATAGGCAAAACAATTGTTTTAACAACACCAACAAGAAGTGATGCTTATATAGCGATAGTTCAAAACACATCGAGTGAACTCTATATAAACACAAAAGATATAACAAGTGATACGCCTTTCATTCCGAATGCAAACGATTTATTAGATAACACACCAATAGAAATTAGAGTTTACTCATAAAAGGTACTTATAACAAATGGCAAAAGAAGTAATAGAAATAGACGTTAAAACAAATATTGAAGGAGCTAAATCATTATCTGATTTAAAAAATGAATTTAAAGAACTTCAAAATCAGTTATCAGGTTTAGCAAGAGGTTCTAAAGAATATATTGAAACTTTAAAAAGGTTAGGAGATGTAAAGGATCAAATTGGGGACTTACGAGATGAAATAGAAGGATTAGCTGGGACTGATAAAAAGATAAAAGCTTTTTCTAATGTTATTGGTGGCGTTGCTTCTGGTTTTGCAGCTGCTAAAGGTGCTGCTGCTTTATTTGGAGCTGAAAGTGAATCTGTAGAAAAAGCCATGTTAAAAGTACAAGCAGCAATGGCATTATCCCAAGGTATACAGGGTGTTGTTGCCATGGGTGATTCTATAAAAGTTTTAGGTGCTGTATTAAAATCAACTGAAATAGGAGCAAAGGCTATGGCTGTTGCGCAAAGAATATTAAATGCTGTAATGGCTGCAAATCCAATAGGATTATTGATAGCGGGTATAACAGCTTTGATAGGTGTGATTGCTTTGTTTGTTAATGCAATGGAGGATGAAGATGCAGCACAAAAACAAGTAATAGCTAATAGAGAAAGGGAGCTTGAGGTAATGCAGTCTCAAGACGAAGCATTAAAAAGACAGGCTGAATTTAGAAAACAATTAGCGGCAGCTCAAGGTAAAAGTGCTGAAGATTTATTAAACATTGAAAAAAGATTAGGAGACGAACGCAAAAAAAGAATAGAACAGGAAATTGCATTAATTACTAAAAACATAACTGATAGAAGTAAGTTACTTGCAAATGCAGATAGTGATGAATTTAAAAAGATACAAGAAAGTAACGAAAAGGATGTAAAATTAAGGAAGTCATTATACGATGAAAGAATAAAGATTGATAACGATTATATTCTTAATAAAACAAAATTAGAAACTGATAATGCTAAAAAAGAAGAAGAAAGGAGAAAAGCAGCAGCGGAAAAAGCAAAGCAAGAAGCTGATAAAAAAAGACAAAAAGATTTAGAAGATGCTGAAAAGTGGAGACAGGAACAAGCTAAATTTATTCAATATGAATTAGATGCTTTTGCAAATAAGTTTGGTGAAGAAGAACAAATAATTGCAGAGCAACAATTAGCCACAAAGATAGCTTTAGGTATTGCAACACCTGACGAAGTAGAAGCATATCAAAAAGAAATAAACGCACGTAAATTAAAAGCTGAAAAGGAATACAATGATGCTGTAGATGCTGAATTAAAAAGGCTTAAAGAAATAGCAGATAAACGCAGAGCTGACGAAGATGCAAAGATAAAAGCTGAATATGATAGAAAATTAGAAGGCTTTAAACAATTAGAACTTCAAAAAGTAGAATGGGCAAAACAAGGTTTAACATTAATATCTGACTTAAACACTTTATTTGCTGGTAAAAGCGAAGCAGAGCAAAGAAGAGCATTTGAAATTGACAAAGGTGTTAAAATAGCAAGTGCTACAATTAGCGGAATAGAAGGAACTATAAACGCTTATAGTACAGCGCAAAAGTCACCAATAACAGCGGTGTTGCCTGCTTACCCAGCAATACAAGCAGGAATAGCTGCGGCCTTTGCAGCAGTAAACATAGCTAAGATAGCAAGTACACAATTCAAATCAACAGGCGGAGCATCAACAGAGGGCGGAGCTTCTAATTTAGGAACTTTCTCACAAGGTGGCGGAGGAGTACAAGCACCGGGACTTACAGCACAAAATAATGTAACACAACTTAACACTGATGGAACTATAGCCGGTCAAGGTCAACAACAACCTGCACCAATTAAAGCATACGTTGTAGAAAGTGAAAGTAGAGCAGTAACGGATAGAGTAAATAAATTAAGTAACCAATCAAAAATAGGATAAATGGAATTACCTGTATACAAATTAGTAATAGATGAAAGCGATGAACTTGGAGTTGAATACATCGCATTAGTTGACAAACCTGCAATAGAGAAAAATTGGTTTGCATTTAAAGAGCAGTCATTTGAAAGTTATACTGACTACCCAAAACAAGCGAGTGAAAATGCAAAGATAGCTTTAAGATGGGCGGAAGAAAACGGATGGGGTGATTGTGGGACTCCCGTTGGAAAAATTAGAGCAAATCAATTAGCGAATGGCGAAGCTATAAGTAGGGAAACAATAGCACGAATGGCAGGATTTGAAAGGCATAGAGAAAACTCGCAAAAAGAGTTAGGCGATGGATGTGGTCGTTTAATGTGGTTAGCATGGGGCGGTGATGAAGGTATTGAATGGGCGCAACGTAAATTAGAGCAAATTGATAGAGAAGAAATGGTTGCAGAGCCACGAGCAAATGAAAGCAAAGAGGAATTTATAAGTAGATGTATTGGTATAGAAATAGAAGCAGGTAAAGAGCCTGATCAGGCTACAGCAATCTGTAATTCAAAGTGGGAAAATAAATCAATGAGTTCACAATTTAAATTCTTTGCAGACAAAGAAAAAAGAATGATTAGTGGAGCTTTAATGATATCCGATTTACCTATCTATCGTAAAGATGAAATGGGCGAGTACTATGTAGTATTTGACAAAGAACAAATTGAAAAAATTGCACAACGATTTTTCAAAAAAGGTTATACCCATAACGTAAATATGATGCACGATAGCGAAAGACAAGTTAATGGAGTTTACATGGTTGAATCTTTTATAATTGATAAAACACGTGGAATAAGAACACCTGAAGGCTATCCAACATTAACAGAGGGTAGTTGGTTTGGAACTTTTAAAGTTGATAATAACGAAGTATGGAATGACTTTATTAAGACTGGAGTTTTCAAAGGATTTTCAGTTGAGGGTGCTTTTGCACATCGTAAATTGCAGAATGTAGAACAAAGCGAAGTAGAAAAAATTGCAGACCGTATTCAGTCATTAAGAGAAAAAATTAAAAAAATATTATAATAAGGTACTTAATAAAAAAGCAAACAAAATGGAAAACAAAAAGCAATCATTTAAAGAGGTGTTTTCAGATATGAAAGACTTGTTTAAGGATATTTTCAAAGATGAAATCGCAAATCAAAAGTTTGCAGATTACAAAGCAAAAGATGGTAGCATATTAAGAACAGACACAGAAGAAATTGCTGTAGGTTCTAAATTGCAAGTTATCACACCCGATGGCGTTATGGATGTACCGGCTGAAGTAACTGAAATGGTAATCATGGTGAATGAAATGCCGATGAAGATTTACATTGAAAACGGAATTGTAAAAGGCATCGAACCTGAAGAAGTAATGGAAGAGCCAGTAATGGAAGAAATGGCATCTAATAATAACCAAGAATTTGAAGCAAAGTTTGCTGAATTAAACGAGCGTTTATCAAAATTAGAAGCTGCTTTAGGATTAGCAAATCAATCTTTAGAAGTTGCTAACACTACTATCAATACACAAAACGATTTAAATAAAAAGTTGTTTAGTTTAATTGAGAAAGTTGCAGATGCTCCAAGTGTTGCACCATTAAGCGAAGCAAAAAATAACACAAAGAAACAATTAACAAGTTTAGAAGAGTTTAGAAAAAAAGTATATAATTATTAACAATAAAAACAAAAAACAAAAATCATGGCATTTTCATTTGATTCAATGACAGCTTATGTTGAAGAAAACAGAGCTGACCTCATCACCAAGGCTATCTTAGGTGGTGTAACCTTAGGCAAAGGTGTAGACATCCGTACAGGTATTAAGTCTACAGAAAAAATACCTGTATTAGAAAGTACAGTACCATTCCAAGCAGAAGCGTGTTCATTCACAACTTCAGGAACTACAACTTTCTCGCAAGTATCAATCGCAACTGTAGGTATTAATTTTGCAGAGCAGTTTTGTTTAAAAGACTTAAACACTTACTACACTCAAAAGTATTTACCAGCAGGTGCAAACAATGATTCATTATCTATTGCACAAAACATTATCGACAGAAAATTAGCACAAGTTGCTAAGAATGTTGAGCAAATGATTTGGCAAGGTAAAACAACTTACACTAACTCAACTGTGTTAAAACAGATGAATGGTTGGTTATCTACAATTGATACTGCAGGTACAGCAGTTGCTGCATCAACATCAACTTTAAATTCAACTAACGTATTAACTATATTTGATGATGTTTATGCTAAAGTACCAGCTGCTGCAATCGCTAACGAGCCTATCGTTGCTTTCTGTGGTTATGATACTTTCAGAATTTTAGCAGCTAAAATTACATCAACTTTTGGCATCTATGGTTCACAGTACACTACTGATAATGTTTGGAACAATTGGGAAATGATGTATCCAGGAACTAACATGCGTATAATAGCCGTTCCGGGCCTTAATAACGACAACCCCACAGATACAGGTTCATTACCTACAGCAGTTAAAAATCGTATTATCGCTACTTATGCATCTAACTTAGTTTTCGGAACTGACTTACAATCAGACTTAGAAAATATCGAAGCATGGTATTCAAAAGATGATAGAGTTTGGAGATTGTTCGGTGCTTTCAGAGCAGGTGTTGCAGTGAAATTTATCGACCACGTAGTACAATACACTAACGCTTAATTATTAACTAAGGGAGTGTAACAACTCCCTTTTAAAATTTAAAACAAATGGCTTGTAATATAATAGAAGGATTAACATTAGATTGCAGACAAGGTGCTGGCGGTCTAAAAAAATTATACTTAACTGAGTTTGCAAATGTTTCAGCAATTACTCAATCGAGTGGAACTGTTACAGCTATCACTATGGCAGCAGGAAAAAAGTTTTGGACTGTTGAACTTGAACTTGAAGATGGACAATTTACCGAAGATGCAACTGTATCTGTAGAGAATGGCACTACATTCTATGCTCAAACAGTTACATTTAGCGTTTATAAAATGACTGCTAAGAATCGTAACATTGTACGTTTATTAACTCAAAATAGATTAATGGTTATTGTTCAAGATGCAGATGATGTATATCATTTAGCTGGTGAAACAAGGGCTATGCATTTAACAGCTTCAGCTTCGACAACTGGCAAAGCAAGTGGTGATAAAAACGGTTATAACATAACTTTAACAGGAAAAGAGCCTTTACCTGCAAACAAAGTAAGTTCAGGTATTATAGCAGGTTTGCTATAAGTTAAACAATAGTTAATTAAGAGCCGACCTGTAAGTCGGCTTTTTTTATTTTATTTTATTAAATTTGGTACTTAAATACAAATGCAAATAATAAATAAAGGCACTAATAATATTTTAGTATTTACTTTAAGTGAGAAAGTAACATTGAGCAATCCTTATTATTTATTCTCATTTAAACACCAAGTAGAACTTAACCCTATTAACTTTATAGTTGCAGATAGTTCTGTTTATCCTGACCGATATAATAAATTTTTAATTACTGAAACAACAGGAGTTACTAACTTAACAAGCGGTATTGTGAGTTTAGCAGAAACAGGATTTTATGAATATACTATTTATGAGCAAACAAGTTCAAGTAATTTAAATACAAGTTTAGCGACTGGTGTTTTAGAAATAGGAATGATAAAAGTGAATAGCGACAAACCTGTTTACACCGAATATGACAATGAGCCAAAAACAATAATCACGTATGGACAATAATTTATATGAAGTTATAAATCTAAAATTACAGGCACATAAAACACCTGTATTTAAAGAGGAAAAATCAAAAGAGTGGATTATCTATGGAGCGGATAAAGAGGGCGGATATTATAATAATTACCCGGCTTACTTACTTTATTTATATAATAGAAGCTCAAAGCACAATGCTTTTATAAATGGTAAGGTGTTATACATTTGCGGTGCTGGTGTTGGATTTGATTCGGAGGGATTGACTTTGCAGGATATTGCAATGGCAAATGACTTTATAAATAAAGAGAATAGCAACTTTGATACTTTAAAAGATATAGTTAAAAAATGTGTTTTAGATAAAAAACTATTTGGAGGTTATTACTTAGAAATTATTTGGAATAAGGCAGGAACTTCATTTGAAACATTACATTTTCCTTACAACAATTTACGCAAGGCAAAAGATGCTGAAGGTTATTGGTATTCAAAAGACTGGTCTAAACAAAAGCAAAGTAAAGAGGAAACAGGACTTGAATACATAGATTTATTTGATCCTGAAAAGCCAAGTGCAAGACAAATATTTGTTTCAAAGGAATATAGACCAGACTTAGATGCTTACCCATTACCTGACTATGTAGCATCAACTGTTTATGCGGAGGTTGATGTTGAACTTTCTAATTACAGATTGAACGCAATTAAAAGCGGTTTCAATGCAGGAACTATTTTAAACTTTGCTAATGGTAGACCAACGCAAGAGGAAAGAGAAACGATTGAAAGCAAACTAAAAGAAAAATTTACCTCAACAGATAGAGCAAACAGCTTACTAATTACTTTTAGTCAAAGCGAAAGTAGTAAGCCAACAATTGAACATTTAACACCTCAAAACGTAGACGAACAATTGAATGGACTTAATGACCAAGTTATTCAAGAATTAATTATAGGTCATCATATTCCGAATCCAATGTTAGTTGGTATTAAAACAGCAGGGGAGTTAGGAACTAAGGACCAGATTAACGATAGTTATGAGTTGTATAAAAATACTTACATAATTCCTAACCAAAAAGAAATTGAAAGAGACTTTAACTATCTTTTAAAGTTAAAAGGATTTGCTAATCGTATTTATTTAAAAGAGTTAGACCCGATTGAAGAGCAGTTACCTATCGAAGAAAAAATAAAGGTAATGACTCAAAATGAAGTACGTGAAATGTACGGATTGCCACCGATTGAAGAAGAAGTTAAGCCAGTTGTTTCACGTGCAGTACATCATTTTGAAGAGCATGATTGTGAACAATGCTTTACAAGTAATGAAAGCGAAGTTGATGAAATTATAGATATATTTAGAATGCATGGCGAAGATGCGGATAAATATGAAATAGTTGATAAACGATTTATGTTTGGATCACAATCAATTGATTCTGTATTTGAACATGAAGTAAAAAATTATTCATTTGATATATTAGAGGGCGATGTTAAAACGTTATATCGTTCAATTTTAGAGCTTTTAACGAAAGATAGTTTAATAGAGAATAAAACTATTGCCGATACATTAAGAGTTTCGGAGAAACGAGTTAATACAGCAATAGAGAAACTAATTGAAGATGGTGCTATTGAGACTAAGGTAAAAGAAAGCGGTGGACTTAAAAAGTCAATAAGAGTACCAACAGAAGAAGCTAAAAATGTTTTAAGAAAGCAAGGTAGTAATGTAGACAATGTAAAAATCATGTACACATACGAGCCACGACCAGGATTAAGACCTTTGATTAAAACATCACGTGAATTTTGTGTTAAGTTAATTAATCAAAAGAAAATATATACACGTGCGCAAATAGAACAAGTTTCAGGCATAGTTGGTTGGGATGTTTGGGCTGAACGTGGCGGTTATTGGAGAAGAAAAGGAACAGATGTTGTAACTCCGTTCTGCAGACATATTTGGGTTCAAAATGTAGTAAGAATAAAAAAATAAAAATGGCAACAGTATTATTAGTAACAGCAACTTATATTAAGGATTACACTTTTGTTGATCCGAATGTAGATGAAAAATATATTAGAATAGCTATTGAAGAAGCGCAAAAGATTCATATAAGAAACTTTATTGGTAGTGGTTTATACGATGAAATTATAAGTCAAGTTAGTACAAATTCAGTAAGCGCTTTAAATACTACTTTACTTGACAATTATATTATTCCTGCTTTAAAGTGGTGGACTATGGTTGAGGCAGCTCCGTTTTTAGTTTATAAGGTAACTAATAAAGATATAGTTAGAAAAAACTCAGATAATTCAAGTGGATTAGACAATAGTCAGTTGGATCAGTTTACTAACTTAGTAAGTGAAAAGGCACAATACCATACACAAAGATTGATTGACTATCTTTTTGAGAATAGCGACTTATATCCTTTATATGATAACCCTGGCGATGGGTTTGATGTTATATTTCCAAGTGTAAGTCCATATGATTGTGGTATCTTTTTAAATGTTCAAAACAGATTTATTAATTATGAAGAATTGTTTGAAAAAAGAAAACGTGTCTAAAAAGGAATTAAAGTTTATTAAAAAAATAGAATGTTTAAAAAAGTATTTGAATGATAACTTTAAACCAAGTAATAAAAAATCTAAATAACATTGCATCTGCTCATTATCAAATCAATTCATTTGGTAATGGCAATGTAACTGAATTTGCAACAAGCGGAACTACTAATTACCCATCAATGTGGGTTGACTATCAACCGGCACAGGTACAAGGTGGCGCATACTTGCATGTGGTTACAATTTACATTTCAGATAGAATGTTAAAAGGTAACTTAAATGAGTTGGAAGTTTTAAGTGATATGCAACAAGTTTGTTTAGATGTAATTGCTCAATGTAGGAGTTCAATTTATGGTTGGAGTTTAGTTAGTGATTCAGTTACTCTTAATCCTTTTTACCATACAAGGTTTGATGATGAAACTGCAGGATATTACTTTGATTTAACTTTAAGAATACCATTTACATATGATAGATGTCAGATACCTTTTAGTGGCACTTTAAGTTCTGCACAAACAGGTGGCACATGCGAACCAGTTACTATTTTAAATCAAAACAATGAGATAATAACAACCATTTCAAGTGGCGGTACTTATTCAGTAATACAAGTAAGTGCAATAGATGGTGGAGCAAGTAATACAACTTACACAAATTCGATAATACAAGCATGAGTACAATAACAGCAACAATACAATTAAGAAGAGATACATCTGCAAATTGGACTACTAATAATCCTATTTTATTAAGCGGTGAAATGGCATTGAGTACCGATGTACTTTATACAGGAACGGACCAGCCACGTTATAAGATAGGTAATGGAGTTGATACATGGACTAACTTAGATTATGTTCCTGAAGGTAGTGCAAGTTATCCTGAAAATCTTTACTTAACAGTAGTCAATAAAACAGGCGATAATTTATTGGCTACAGGATATAAAGTTTTAAAAGTTCAAGATGCACAAGGTCAAAGGTTAGCAGTTGATTACGCTTTGGCTAATAATGATGCAAATAGTGCTGATACTATTGGAGTAGTTTATGAAAATATAGACAACAATCAAACAGGAAAAATAGTTGTTATTGGAGAATTAACAGGGTTAAACACTACAGGTAGTTTACAAGGTGAAACATGGGTTGATGGTGACTTATTATTTTTAAGTCCTTTTGTTGATGGTGGCATAACTAATATAAGACCTACAGCACCAAACCATTCAGTAATAATTGGATATGTAGTTTACGCTCATGCTAATAATGGTAAAATTTATTGTAAGATAGATAATGGTTACGAAATCGGTGAGCTACATAATTGCTATTTGCCAAGTCCTAATAATAATGATGGTATTTTTTGGAGTTCGGGAACAACAAGATATGAGAATAAAAGCATTACAAATGTTTTAGGTTACACGCCTGAAAATTCAGCAAATAGAGGTGTTGCAAATGGTTACGCACCATTAGCAAGTGATGCGAAAGTTGATGCAGCTTACTTGCCAGCATACGTTGATGAGGTGTTGGAATACGCTAATTTAGCAGCTTTTCCAGTAACAGGTGCAAGTGATAAAATTTATATTGCCTTAGATACTAATAAAGTTTATAGGTGGTCAGGTAGTACATATATTGAAGTAGCTGCAAATAGTGGAGTTTGGGGAGCAATTACAGGCACAATAACAAATCAAACAGATTTAGTTAATTATGTAAAAGGTTATACCTTAACAATGATTTGTTATTCTACTTATAATCCATCTGATAGTTCAATAGCATATATAGGAGCTTCACAGGCATTTCCATTGTCAACAGATAATTCTGCACGTTTAATATGCCCAAGAAGTGGCACTATTAAATCAGTTACATTTGCATCGAGACAAACATTTGGTAGTGGGGAAAGTTCAACAATTGCTTTAGGAGTTAATGGCTCTTATAATAATATATCAACAAGTATTTTATTCAACGGAAATCCTATAAACACGGCTTCAATTACAGGGTTATCTCGTTTAGTTAGTGTTGGTGATTATATTACTATAAGGTTAACGAATCCAACATGGGCAACAAATCCTACAAATGTAAATATTAATGTTCAAATATATATAGAGTAATGTTTTTATATGAAATAAAATTAGAAAATGGTAAATATAATATTTACTATTTCGGTGGCGAATACGATGGTTTAAAAGAGTTCTATGCTTATGATTTAAGCGATCCTCAAACTTTAATTCGTTATGGTTATAAAGAAAAGAAATAATGGTACTTAATAAAAAATAGATAAAATGGCAAACGCTTTAAGATTAACAGCAAATGGTGGCTGTGAATACATAGATAATACAGTTGCAAGAACTGGAAAAAAATACTATTGTTTTATAGTTCAAGCTGATACAGTAGTTGCGACTTTAACAGGTGGCTTTGCGCCCGATACAACAACAAACTATTTAACATCAATAGGTTTAAGTGGTAAAACATTAAAGCAAGGTGCTATTATTTACGCACCTGGAGATGCTGTTTTCACTAATTTAACTTTAACTTCAGGTTCAATCATAGCTTATTCAGAATGATTTTAAGTTTAGGAATAACACCTAAAAGATATGCGCAATTTGGTAGTTCAAATGATGCGGATGCACAGGCTTTTATTACAGCAGCTGGCATTACAGATGCTACACAACAAAGTGCAGTTAATCAACTTGTATTAGATTTAAAGAGTGCTAACATCTGGACTAAGATGAAAGCTATCTATCCAATTTTAGGCGGTTCTGCAAGTTCGCACGCTGTAAATCTTAAAACACCTGGAACATTTAATTTAACATTTACAACAGGTTGGACTCACTCATCAAATGGAATGATTGGTAATGGAACTTCAAGCTATGCAAATACAGCTTTAAATCCATTAACACAATTAACTTTAAATAACACACATTTGTCTTTTTATTCAAGAACAGCAACAGCTTCATCAACATGGCAAGATATAGGAAACACGAATCCACCAGCACAATTTGCTATTACTGCTGGTTATTCTAATGTTGCTTATTCAGATTCATATAATTATAATACAGGTCGTATTACTCAAGCAAATACTGATGCAAAAGGTTTTTATATACAATCAAGAACTACAAATGCTATTCATAAATTATTTAAAAATGGAACACAATTTGGAACTACAAATACTGGAGCAAGTGGAACATTTGTAAATAATAATATATATATAGGCGCAGTTAATCAAACTTCATCTGCTCCATATAATACAGCTCGACAATATGCTTTTTCATCTATTGGAGATGGGTTATCAGATGCTGAAGTAACAAGTTTAAATACAGCAGTATCAACATTTCAAACAACATTAGGAAGAAACGTATAATGGAAGGCAGAATAGTAACAAATCAACAAGCAAATGAATTACAAGGTGTATTCATTGATTCAGATACTTTTTTTAATTTCGTTCAAGATATTAATGGAGTTTACTTTTTATTTTTAAGTGAACAAGATGAAATTGATATTGCGAAAACAGAATATTCATATTTATTACAAATACCATTAAGCCCATACACACCACCAAATAATTAACAATGAAAGATTTTTTAGAACTAATCAAAAAATACGGAGCTACAGCAGTTTTGGTAGCTTGGTTGTTTCATACAAATTATAGAGTTGCAACCTTAGAACACAAATTGTATAAGTGTTTAGAAGAGGATAAAATACAAGAGCGTGAACAAGAGCGCATGAGTGATGCTATCTTACCTGAAATAATTAGATTAAAAAAAGCTTAGTAAATGGAAGATAAAATAACCATTTCTAAAATAGAATCATTACATCCTAAATTAAGAGATGAAGCTAAGTCTATTTATAATGATATTCAACAAGCTTTAAAAGGAAAAGCTATTTGTAGGTTTTCACATACTTTAAGAACTATTGAAGAGCAAAATGCTTTATACGCTCAAGGCAGAACAAAGCCAGGTGCAATAGTAACAAACGCAAAAGGTGGCGAATCTATGCACAATTATGGACTTGCTATTGATATTGTTTTGTTATTAGATAAAGATGGTAATGGAACTTTTGAATCAGCATCATGGGAAACAAATGTTGACTTTGATGGGGATGGGATTGCAGATTGGATTGAAGTAGTTAAGATATTTAAGATGTACGGATGGGAATGGGGCGGAGATTGGAAATTTGTTGACAAACCACACTTTCAAAAAGCATTTGGTAAATCAATTAAACAACTACAACAATTGAAGTTTGATAAAGGTTATGTAGTGTTATAAAAAAAGCCTTGCTATAAATAACAAGGCTCTCTACTAAATAATTTAACACAAAGAAAAAAGAACGTCCACAAATATAATACAATGCCGGGATTTTTGCAAAAAATATTTACAGGTGGCGCAAGTCAAGTAATAGATAGCGTTTCCAATGTAGTTGATAAGTTTGTTCAAACAAAAGAGGAAAAAGCAGAAGCACAACTTGAACTTCAAAAAGTGATTAATAGTCATTTAGAAGTAATGGAGCAAGAAGCTACTAAGCAACTTGAAATTCAGCAAAAGGAAATGGACTCGGCAAGAAATCGTGAAATTCAAATTGCAGTTGCAGACAAAGCACCATTAATTAATAAGATAGTTACTCCAATATTGGCATTATCAGTTATTGCTTTGACTTTTGCTTTATTTTACATATTAATGTTTAAGCAAGTAGGAGCTGAAAAGGATATTATTATTTATGTTTTAGGCG